TTCCCTTTCGGAGGGACCTAGCATATAACTTAATACGGGCCTGACTTGGTGAGAGGCATCCATTCATTCCCAGCGATGGCTGGCGAATGGCTCTGTCTAACAGTGGTTCGATTCCACTCAGGTCCACCCCCAACCAGACCGACCGGCCCTGGTGGTGCAAAAGTCCGGTAGTTACAGCCGTCATCTTCTTCCCCGGTTGATGATGTGGGTAGCGATTCACCTATATGAATAGTAAGGGAGTTACTATGTCTGAGTACGAGTGGGACGACGACGATATCGATACGAATGATAGCAACGCGATGAAGGAACTTCGTAAGGCTTACAAGAAGTTGCAGGCTGAGAAGAAGGAACTTTCGGAGCAGCTAGAGGGCATGCAATCGTCGCTTCGTGAACGCTCCGTCAAGGACGTTATCGCATCTAAGGGTTTGCCGGAGAAGGTTGCGGCTTTGATCCCGAAGGATGCGACCACCTCGGAGGAGGTGGAGGCTTGGATCACTGAGTACGGTGACGTGTTCGGTGTCCAGGTTGAGGCTGAACAGCCTGAACAGTCTAAGCAGGTTGATCCTGATTTGGCTGCGTTGAACCGTATCTCTGAAACCCAGAGCGGCGGTCAACCTTTCACGAATGACCCTGACCAGTTGGCTAGCTTGATTGCTGCTGCTGACGACTCGGAGGCTCTTAATAAGTTGCTTTTCGGGAATGCGACGGGTCCGCAGGCTATCTAGCCTCGCAAGTAACATTAACTACTATTCACCTAAGGAGGTGAAACACTACTATGGCTAACGCTTACACGAGTTCTACTCAGGTCGCTGGCTTGGTGCAGGCAGCGTATGACCGCTATGTTGAGTTCGCTCTTCGTAGCCAACCGTTGTTCCGTAACCTGGCTGACAAGCGTCCTGTGCAACAGGCCATGCCTGGCTCCTCTGTGGTGTTCTCGCTTTACCAGGATCTCGCTGCTGCGACCAGCACTCTCACTGAGACTGTTGATCCGGATGCGGTTGCGATCTCGGACGTGAACACTGTGTCTGTGACGTTGAACGAGTACGGTAACACCGTGCTGAACACCCGCAAGTTGGGCGAGTTCGCGTTCTCGGACGTTGATCCGGCTGTGGCGAACATTGTCGCCTACAACCTGGCTGACTCTATCGATAAGGTTGTTGTGAACACTCTTATCGGTGGCTCGAACGTGATCTACGCTGGTGGCAAGACTGCTACTTCGGGTATCACTGCTTCGGACACTCTTGATAACGCCGATATCCGTAAGGCTGTCGCTAAGCTGCGTGCGGGCAACGCTGTCCCGCGTGAGGGCATGCTGTACGCTGCTTACATTCACCCTGAGGTCGCGCATGATCTGCGTGGCGAAACGGGCGCTTTGGCGTTTGAGGATATCCGTAAGTACACTGAGCCGAATGTCGGCAACATCCTGAACCAGGTGACTGGTGTTCTGGGTGGCGCGTACTTCGTGGAGACTCCGCGTGCGTACAATGCGACTGATGGTGCGTCTTCCGCACGGAACTACCGCACGATCATCGCTGGTCAGCAGGCTCTCGCTGAGGCGACTGCTGTTGAGCCGGGTGTCGTTATCGGCCCCGTGGTTGACAAGCTGATGCGTTTCCGGCCTATCGGCTGGTACTCGCTCCAGGGTTGGAGCATTTACCGCGAAGAGGCTATGTACCGGATTGAGTCCGGTTCGTCCATCGCTTAGTTGATGGTGTGGGGGGCCGCTTCATATGGTGGTTGCGGCCTCCCACTACGACTGTAATGTTTAAACTTTTAATGTAAAGGATTCAGCGTGGCTGACAATCTTCCTGATACTATTGAGAATCAGTTGCTTGATGCGCTGGTGGGTACGTCTTCGTATTCTGTCACCACGCCGATCAAGCTTGCTCTTGTAACTGCGAATGGGTCGGATTCGGCTGCTGGCACTGAGGTGACTGGCGGGTCGTATGCCCGTGAAACGATTTCGTTCACGTCGGCTTCTTCCGGTTCGATTGAGAATGATTCGGCTATCTCGTTTACTGATATGCCTTCGTGCACGGTTGTGGGTATTGAAATCTATGACTCTGCTGGTTCTGCGAAGCGGTTGGCATATGGTGCTTTGACTGCTTCTCGCACAATTACTTCTGGTGACACGGTTCAGTTCGCGTCGGGTGCGATTACTCTTAGCCTGTCGTAATGCTGGACATTTCGGAGCCGATTGTTTTTCTGCTGGGGTCGCCTCAGCTTTTGTCTGCGTCTGCCGGGTTGTCGGGTGACGGGGAGTTAACGTCTGCTGCGAATGTTACGGCTTTGGCTGAGTCGGATCTTTCGGCTGAGTCGGACTTGACGGCTGACGGCGTGGGTGTTTTGTTCGCTTCGTCGTCTATGTCGGCTGAGTTTAGCGTGTCGGTGGCTGCGAATATTGCAGCAGCGGCTGCTTCTCTGGTGGTCGGATCTTCGAACCTGGAGGCTACGTCCACTCGCGTGCAGTTCGCTACCGCCCGTAACATGCCTCTGGAGGTCATAGGGACGTTTACTGCCCTTGTGGGTCACCCGGTGCAGGCTCGCCCTGTTGTGGCTTCTAGCGCCCTCACAGCGACGATTTACACTAATCCTCGCCTGCTGGTGCTGCCGACTGCGGAGTATGCGTACACGGATAATGTTCTGCTGGAGCGGTATCCGATTGATAACGGTAGGAGCTTGTTGATTACTGCGGGTGTGGGTGAGATAGGTGACTTCTTCGCCCAAGAGCAGATTAGACTTGCTGACTATTATTTTGGTGGTGGTCGTCGTCACGAGTTGACCACCGACGAGGAGGCCGCTGTAGTGGCGGCGGGATATGGTGATCTCATTGTCACAGAGTTTCTGTAGGAGCGGCTGCAAGACCCAGGATCACGGGTCGTATTCGGATTGTTTGCGGGCTGCGAACCCGACGATCAATTCGACCACGGGTAGCAGCCTGACTTACATGTGGGATAAAACAAAACGCGACCTGTCCGCATATCGGAAAGCCCGTGAGAATGGTATCCAACCGGAAGGGACGACCGTTGAGAAGGTCCGTGAAGCTGAGGATGCAACTCGTAACCTGGGTCGTCCGTATGATGCAAATACTATGCCCCCGGCGAACCTGATCGTGAACAAGAACGCTGCCCGTTATGTGAATGCGAGTGATTGATGAGTACGTTTAGCCAACTGGTTGACCAGACGCTCATGCACTTGCATGGCTACACCACGATTCAGGACGTAGCCACATCCTTGTCTAGTGACCTGTCCGCTTCAGCCACCACCTTGTCCATCTCTGACACTACCTCTATCTCGCGTGGTGTCATTGAGATCGGGGACGAGTTGATGTGGGTTGATGGTGTGGACACTCAGACGGGTGCTGTCACTATCGCCCCGTATGGTCGCGGGTATCGTGGCACGGAGGCTGTCGCCCATTCGACGGGTGACCGCGTGGTGTCGTCCCCACTGTTCCCGCGTAAGATTGTGACGGACACGATCAATGACGCGATCCGGTCAGTGTACCCGGAGCTGTTCGCTGTCGGTGAGACAACGATCAACTATCAACCATCCATTAACACGTACTCTCTACCTGAGGGTGCTCTTGACATTATTCAGATTTCTTGGCAGACTACTGGCCCAAGTAAGGAGTGGCTGCCTGTCCGTCGTATGAGGGTGGACAAGCATGCCGCTACATCCGTGTTTAACACTGGGGTGTCGTTCAGTATTTACGACCACATTGTTCCCGGTCGGCCTATGCGGATTGTGTACACGAAGGAGCCTAGTGCGCTTGTGAACCCAACTGATGAGTTCACTACCACTACGGGCCTGCCTCGCTCATGCGAGGACCTGGTTCGTCTTGGCGCTTCGTACCGTCTGGTTCCGTTCTTCGACTCACCACATTTGAGTGGGTCTAGTGCGGAAGCTGATTTCAGCGGTCAGCAGAGGGCGACTGGTTCGTCTGCTCAGTTGTCTCGTTTCTTGCTGCAAATGTATCAGGTTCGCCTCGCGGAAGAGGTGCGTGGTTTGCAGCATGTTTATCCCAATCGAAGTTACTACACCCGATAGGTAAGGAAGAATAAATGGCACGTAGGTATTACTCTTCTACTGCTGCCCGGACCACGTTGGCTTCGGGTGTTGATGACAGCACTACGACGTTGAGCGTGACGGCGGTTTCTGGCTGGCCCGCATCGTACCCGTATACTCTGGTGATTGACCAGGATACGGTGAATGAGGAGCTGGTTGAGGTGAGTGCCCGGTCGGGGACCACGTTGACGGTGACTCGTGGGGTGGATGGCACGTCTGCTGTGGCGCATGATTCTGGTGCTGCTGTGAATCATGGTGTGTCTGCTCGTGATTTTGATGAGCCTAATGAGTTCATTAATGGCACTGGTGTGGTCACTGAGGGCATGCTGGCTTCTAATGCTGTGACGTCTGCGAAGATTCTGGATGGCACGATTGTTAACGCTGATGTTAACGCTAGTGCCGCTATTGCTCAGTCGAAGGTCGCTGACCTGACTAGCGATCTAGCAGCCAAAGTGGACTATGCGACGCCGACTAACGCGCAGGCAGGCACGGCGTACACGTTCGTTGCCGATGATGCGGAGCGCATCACGACGGCGAGCAACGGCAGCGCGGTGACGTTCACGATCCCGCCGCAGACTGATGTGGCGTGGGGTGCTGACGCGATCCTTCGGGTGGTCAATTACGGTGCAGGTGCTCTCACCGTCGCAGGCGGTTCGGGGGTGACAGTCACAAACACCGCCACCGTCATCAACCAATACGGCGGTGGAGCCGCGATCCGCACCGGCTCCGATGCTTGGACGTTCGTCCCTTTTGGGGCTGGTAGCCCCGCCTTAGACATCGAATACCTAGTCATTGGTGGCGGCGGCGGCGGCGGATCAAACCCACACGGCGGCGGCGGCGGAGCGGGCGGCTATCGAACCTCAGTTAGCGGCGAAACCAGCGGCGGCGGCGCGTCAGCCGAAACCGTGTTCAAGGCATCCTACGGAACGACCTACACAATCACCGTCGGCGGCGGCGGCGCAGGTGGGGGCGCTAATGCCGGTGTCGGTTCCTCTGGCAGTAACTCAAGCCTCGACACCATCACCAGCAACGGCGGAGGCTACGGAGGGTCAGGATCAAGCGGACCCGCGACCGGCGGCTCCGGCGGCGGCGGGTCCGGTTACAACAACGGCGCGGCCGGAACGTCATCCCAGGGCTACGCCGGAGGTAACGGCACAACTTACGCAGCAGGCGGCGGCGGCGGCGCAGGAGCCGCAGGAGGCAACGGCAACGGGGACAGCAACGGCGGCTCCGGTGGCGCTGGCGTCTCGTCGTCCATAACCGGCACAGCCACAACACGCGGCGGCGGCGCAGGTGGAGCGTCCGGACAAAGCGGCAGCGGCGGAACCGGCGGAACCGGCGGCGGCGGCGCAGGTGACAACTACACCTCGACCAACACAGCCACGGCAGGCGCCGCCAACACAGGCGGAGGCGGAGGCGGCGGATCAAACCCAAGTTCGGCAGGCAAGGTAGGAGGCAGCGGCGTTGTAATTCTGCGCTATTCCGACGCCATCCCAGCCGCAACGACGACCGGTAGCCCCACAGTCACCACCTCGGGCGGCTATCGGATTTACACATTTAATTCCAGCGGAACGATCGAATGGTAGGTGCATCATGGGCTATTTCGCACAAATAACAGACGGACTCGTAACGCAGGTAATCGCGGTCGGTAACGACGTGCTCGGCGAGGACCTACTGACCTTTCCGGAC